GTCAGTAGAACTGTTAGTACCAGTATTAGATGGTCCTGTTCCTACTGCAGGTAAATTGTTTGACTGATAAACCTTGAAACCATGTAGGTTGTTTAGGATTAAACCATTCTGTAGTCCAGTACCACCAAAGTCTGCATCAAATAATCTTGAATCTTCATCCTTTAGTACTTCTATAAATACAGGGTCTAATACTAACCATCTACCATTAGTGTCAACATTCTGTTGGTCTAATAGTCTAGACATTCTAGCAATAACAGTTAATGGGTTTCTATCTCCGTTAGCAGGAGCTGCAGAAGTAGCTGCACCTGTTCTTGGTAAGATAGCTACAGCGTCACCTGCTGAACCACCGAAGTCTGAAGCATCAAGTTTCATTGATGATAAGAGTTCGTCAGAACCTGCAGTTGAAACAGCAACAGTACCATTAGTAGTAGTGTTAACTGTGTCTGGTGACCCATGAATTGCTGATTGCGTAAAACCTGACATATAACCAAGTACGTCTTGGTCAAATTGGTCAGCTAGTCTATAAGCTGCTCTATCTGATGCTAACTGTTGAAAGTTAATATGAGAATGAGCTTCTTCTATATCATCCACTTTAAATGCAAAGTAATTAGCTTTGTCAATAGTAAGTGAAAATTCTTCGTCATCAAGGTCTTGAGGAGTAATAGTTGTTCCTCTTGCATATGCCTTGACTGTTATTTCTGGTTCTTTGATAACCTTAACGGAATCGCCCATATTAGCAATCTCACCGAAGTAATCACTATTAGTGATAGCTTCAGCTACAGACCCCTTGCGGAAAGCAAGTTGAACCTGTTTGCTGTAAATAATAGGACTAAAATTACCGTTAGGAAGATTACCATAACCAGCTGCTGCTGTAAATGCCATTTTTATCTCCTTAAACATTTATCAAATGTACACGGAATGTGTACTATTAGTTTTAGTCATTTTACTTTATAAGGACCATTCATGCGTTGAGGTTGTACGTAGGATAGCGATTCCTTTGTAGGCTCACATAATTGGGTAATCTCTAAAGTCTAGGGTAGTAGTATAACATAAGTGTCCTAGAAAGGGGTTATGTTATACCTTTAGTTACATATAGTTATACACATAAATAACCATATGTCAACATTCTTTTTAATTTATCTAGCTGAACCTGATACATCATATATGAAGTTGCCAGACCTGATAGCTTCCATTATTGTATCAGCTTGCTTTTCATACTGGATAGCGGACATTTTTTGAACATCGGATTCACGTATCTTTTTACCTGATTCAGTAGTATCCACTTTTGTCTTTGAAGACTTCGTACCAATTTCCATAGCAGCACTTCTGCTACTTTGTGTTGAGTCTTTCTTACTAATGTTTCTATCTGATTTGTAGAGGTCAATAGCTCTTGCTGCCGACCTTGCATCATTGTCGTTTTCATAAAGTGCATCCTGTACCCATTTTGGCTGTTCTTCAGCCCATTCGTGGAAGTCATCACTGTCTCTAATTGTATCAAAGTCAGGATGAAGTCTCATTAATTCTGCTTCAGCTTTTTCTTTCTTAGCTTCAACAGACATTTCATCTATCTTTTGTAACCTTGCTTCTAACTGTTCTGATTGCTCTCTTGCTTTCTTCATAGCAATTGTTTCAACAATCTTAGCTACATCAGGATATTCTTTTGCCCATGCTTCTAAATCTTCATCTGACTTAGGTAGCTTCATTTCTTTCTTAGTAGCCTTATCTAGCTGTTGCTTTAAGTCATCAAGTTGTTGTTGAAATTGCTTTTCTTTTTCTTGGGTATGTCTTCGTAAGTCTCCATAACGCTTTTTAAAAGTTTTCTCTTCAGCAGAAGTCGGTTCTTCTTCACCCTTATCTTCCGCTTCTTTAGCTTTAGCTTCACCTTTTTGCTCTTTGATTAACTGCTCTAATTCTGCTTCTTCTTTTTTTATTCTTTCTTCTTGTGTGTAAGGTTTACTTACAAATGCAACTTTTTTAGGTGTTGCTTCCTTAATCATAGCGTCTGCCATTTTATTTTCTCCTTGGGGTTATCGTAGCCATTTATTGTTGGGGGATAAGTAGCCATTAATTGTGGATTACTTTTTAGAAGCTAATCCACCTCGCTTCATTCTTTTAACTTTTGGTTTTCTTTTACGTGCTAGTCCACCTGTATTGTAATCTCCTACACCTTCAGTAGCACCTCCAGGACTACTACTACTACCATCAGAGCTAGATTGGTCTCCTGCTCCACCTAAATCACCACTAGCTTCTGTAGGACCTCCTGCTGTAGCACCAGGACCTGTAGATGTTCCACCACCTGTAGGGTCTACATCTTCAGTACCTACTGTTTGTGAACCTGTACCTGTGCTTTCACCTATACCATATCCACTTCCTAAATCACCTACACCACCTAAGTCTCCTGTACCACCTCTTTCAGCGGCTTCTTCATCTTTTTTATCCTGTTCTTTTTGTTTTGTTCTTGCTCTAACAAAGCTCATGTAATTTTTAGCTTTTTGTCTAGCTTCTTTTGTTTTGCCTGTCTTTGAAACTCTTTCGGCATCTTTCATGCCACCCATGAATCCTGTTGCAGACATAGCGGCAACACCAATACCAAAATCATCTATGCTACCATAAGACACATTACCATCATCATCTGTAGCTTGACCATATGCATATGTTGCACCTGTGGTTGGGTCTACTTGACCATTCTTATATCCTGGACTAAACGTGGGAGCTGCACCGAATGCTTTTGTTGCTTCTGCATAACTCATGCCATATGCCTGTTGGGATAAAGTATCCATAACAGCATCTATTCCCATGACACTAGCCATAGGACCACTCACTGTTACATTACCTTGAGCATCATACCCTATACCTTGAGCAGTATCTGTTGTAAAACCTATGCTTTCCAAGCCTTGTGTGCTAGTTCCGCTTGGGCTATAAAAACTTTTTGCTCCTAACGCTGCTCCACCTAGTAAACCTACACCTGGCATCATAGCTCCCAAAAGTCCTTTTGCTCCAGCTTCTATAGCTTTACCTAGCGTTGACTTTGGTGTATTCTGTTGCAGAGCATTTACGACATTGGCAGTTTTTTGAGCAGTAGATAAACTTTTATCTGTTATACCTATACCTGTCTTACCAACCATTGTAGTACCTACTCTAGAACCTGAGTCATCTCCACCATCACCTGACACCTGAGTAGTTCCTGTTTGAGTTGTTTGTGTCGTAGTTGTTTCTGTTTCTTCTTTTTCAGGGTCTACAAATCTAAAACCTTCTGGAATAGGATAAATAGGCTGACCATTTCTAAATGGTATTCTTAAAGTAAATCCTGCATCGTTTCTATATTCACGAAATTCATCGTATTGTCCTGGGTTTCTGCCTAATAAATTTTCAAAGGTAGGAGTTGTTATACCCTTAGAATCAGCAGGAGGTTTTCCATAAAAAACTGGTCTATATCCACCTGTAGTCTGACCTGGTATAGTTGGAACTGTATACGAAGGTCTTGTAAAGGCTTGGTATGTTTGATTAGGATTATAAGACGGTAAATTTTGCCCAGCGAATTGTGAAGGTATAGTGGTTACTCCTGTTCCTGGATTTACAAATGTTCCTGATTGGGCTTTTACAACCCCACCTTCTGCCATCTGCTGTCCTGCAATAATAGGTCTAGGCATTTCCATGCCTCCAACTCTTACCATACCACCTTGATTCATTTCTTGAGTATCATTATTATACTCCTCTTCGGCTTCTATGTCAAGGTCTGTTTCATCAAAAGGTAAATCATCAGGCATTGTAGCTTCTTCACTGTTGCCCATCTGACCCATCTCTTCCATCATTTTAAGACCTTGTTTAGCTTCTTGTCGTAATCTCATAAGTTTTTCAAGACCTATGTATCTCACTACATCTGCTGGAAACACAAACTCTCCTTCACTTAATTGTGCAGGTATGTCATCTCTCACTTCTTCTTGTGTAGAACCTGGAGGAACATCGTTTCCTGATACAGGGTCTATTGTGCCACCCTCTTGTTTAAGACCACCGTCTTCAAACATTTCCATTTGTTTATTCATGTCTCCACCTTTTGCTAAATTTCTTTTTCTCTCATTTCGTTCTATATCACCTTTTCTATCTGATTTAAACATATCTTCTACAAAGTCTGTATCATCAACCAAATCTTCTGTATAAGTTTTTTCTGCTTTATACTTTATACGTTCTTCAGGAGACATGTTTTTTAGTGCTATATCTTCTTCTTTTTGAGTTAAATTTAAAAGTTTGTTTCGTATGTTTTGATTTATAGTAGGTAATTCAGTTAATCTTTCTCCAGTTATAGCAGAAAATACCTGTGTGCCTCTGTTAAATGTATATTGCTCTGTTCCATATTTTTTTACAGACTCGTCTCTTAATTCTAGGTCTTTGACTTCTCTACCATTTACTAACTTAACAGGAGGAGCAGAGTCATAACCTACATCCCCTATAAAAACCTCACCTCTTTTTGCATCACCCCCTGCTTTATCAATATCTGAAAAACTACTAGCTTTTATATTAGTAACTTTATCTGCTATAAGATAAACAGGTATTACACTACCACCTTCCCGTGAAGCATAACCAGATGCAAAAACAGGATTAGGTGTTACAAAATTACCAACCTTTCTATCTGTCGTGTAAGTTCTTCCTGAAGGCTCAAACTTATTTTTTAATTTTCCCGGAATATCGCTAGGGGTATATGTCTGTGTTTTAGGGTCATATACTTGACCCATATCTCCATAATACAAAACGAGAGGTTTACCATCTTTGTCTCTTAGTAAATTTTTAGGTAAACCATCTTTATCCATAGGTGTTCTACTTCCTAATGGTCCATCTTGTAGTTTTGTTATCTCACTTATTCTTTTAAAAACAGGGTTATCTAGTTTGTTATTATTAGATTCTATTTTTTTAATTGTACTATTAAAATTTGTTGGAGTAATTTTAGTGTCACTTATTATTGAGAGGTCGGGTTTGCCTACTCTTTTATAACCAACTCTTTCAAGGTCAGTCAGTCTAACATATTTACCATCACCAAGAATGTATGCAGGTTCTACGTGATATTGTTTCTTATTTACATTTCTACCTAGAGCACTGACATTAACTACATTTGGATTGTTATATAGTTTCTTATCAGTTACAGGTAAAAAACTAGTTAATTCAATTTTTAAGGTTTTACCTTCTGCGTTTCTTAAAACATCACCATCTTTATATTTTTGAAAAGGTTTTTGTTTATATATTTCAGGTATCCTTATCCATGTGATTTCTGGATTTACTACGCTTAATGCTTCTTCTGTATATCTGTCCGATAGATTTTTAAAAACCAAGCTATTTTCTGTAAATCCTGTACCATCAGCATTAAGAGTAGGAGGATTGTTAGCAACTTTAGTTGTCTCTTCTGCACCTAGTAGTTTAACCATAGGTGCATGAGCCTCTACTATTTTCATATTTTGTATTTTTAACTGTTTGTCTTCTAATTTACGAGCATCTGCCTGTTTCTTTTCAATCTTTTGTAAATCAAATTTTTTCTTAGCTTTAGATGGATTCTGAGGAAACTCAATTACCGACTCTTGTACATTGTCATACATTTGTTTATTAGGCACGTAGCTGTTTTTATTAAAACCCCCTAATATCTTAGTTGTCCTACCATACTCATCAGGTTCTCTAAATATAGCACCTGTATCGTCTAGCATTTTTTCTGTTATTTGTTCATCTGTCAATAGCATAGGGTCTCTACGTAGTTCCTGTCTTCTTGCATATCTTTGCTCAACAAGCCTAGCTTCCATCTCCCCATACTCATCTCTGTATAGTCTTTTAGCCTCTCTATCTACTTCGCCTTTAAAATTTAATAATGCCTCATCATTTTTAAGTCTTCTAGCTTGTTCTGTTTCAAGTTTTGCTAAAGACTTATCATCTAAATCTATGTTAACTCTAGCTCTATTATAAGCCCTATCAACAAACCCTTTTAAATCATCTAGTGACTTTAAATCTTCAAATACAAAATTTGCAAATTTATCTTTGTCTTTAAATCCAAAAGCACTTTTTGCTTTGTTAAAATCAGCAGGAAAAATATCTACAGCTATTAGAGGTACAGAACCCTTTGATTCTTTCCCAGTACCAAGTACTTCTGCTCCAGGTATATTTAAATCTTTAACAAATTTTTTCTGTTTAGTATTATATTTCTCTAGTTCTGTCTTTAACTTATTTTTAGAGTCTAATAAAATTTCATAGTTTTTTATAAACTCAATTTTTCTATCGCCTGTAAAATCAGGTACGTTGTCAGATATATTATCTGCTAAATGAATTAATTTATCTGTGTTAGTATTGTTTTTAATTGCGTTACTTAATAAGTCAGCTTCTAAATATGCACTATATGCACTATCAGTGTTATAACGTGAAATACCAGACATATAGGGCGTGGTTATCTCTTTTTTATCACTGCCTAAAGGTAATTTATAAACACCATCTTCATTTATAGCATCTAAAACAATATCTTTTGTGTCATCAGAATTTGCTCCTGAAATAAACCCTTCTCTACGTTGAACTGCATGTTGCACTTCATGTATTAAGGTTGACATAATATAATCTTCTTGTTCCTGTCCTTTGCGAAATGGACTGCTTAAATTTTTCATGTGTAATATTATACGGTCTTCAGAAGGACTGTACGAACCTAATGTACCCTTAGCAGGTTCTCCGTAATTAAAAACAACTTTTACATTTCTTAATGCTTGATAATTCTTACCAGAAACATTTATATTTTTATAATACTGTTTATACAAAGAATCAAAATCTAATATATTCCCTAATGTTACTGTTTTTGTTTCAAGCATGTCTTTTGAAGAAGACATATTCTGATAATCTACATCAAATTCAAGTTCATCAGGATTGACTTTTAACTTAGCGTCTCTATCATCTAAATCAAATCTAAATTTTCCATCTCTGCCTACATAACCCCCTCCTGTTTTTTTAAATATCTCTTTGGGGTCAGTTACACCTTTCGCCACTAAATCGTCATATATATCTTCAGCTTTTTTACCTGCTTCTGTTTGTGTTCCTATTATAGTAGGGTTTATAGTAGGCTTGTTTGCTAAATCATCTGCTGATGGTAAAGCAGGTATATTTGTTTTAATAGGTTTTGATATATTTTCTTTATCTAATAATTTTTTAGTTTGGTCTAGTTGTCCTACTCCTGCAGTTTCTACTGCCAACCCACTATTAGGAGGAGGCATCTTATCAAAGAAATTTGTAACTCCTTTTTTCAAAGGTGCGAAAATGTTTTTTAAGGTTTTAACAGGAGCTAAAAATGCACCTGTGGGTGATAAAACTTCACCAACCAATTGGTCTACGTTTTCAGGATTAGATTCTAAACCTGTTGTTTCAGTAAACCATTTATCAAAAGCAGGTCTACCTACATCTTTTTCTGCTTTCTTTAAAACATCTTTCAGCATCATAGCAGTAGGGCTATCTGCATATTTTGCCATACCACTACTAACTGCTGAAGCTAGAGTTGCAACATCAGAAGGAATACCTAAAGTACCTGTAAGCAATCCTGTGCCTGTAGCTTTTGCTTTTTCAATTATTTCTTCTTTAGGTCTGAACTCACCAAAAGCAGGATTATCTAATGCTTTTATTATTTTAGACTTAGTGCTAATATCGTCTTCATTGAAATCATCTACTGAAAACAAGTCTTTGGTTTGCTCTAAAGCATCAGCCATTATTTACTGCATCCCTTAATAATTTCATTCTTCTTAATGTAGCAATAGCTCCTTGAGACCTATGCATTACAACTGTATTATCTGTTTGTTCTAAACTTTTATGTTGTTGTTCTATTAACGCATCAATGTAATCATTGAAGCTGTTCAGTAGCTTGTGGTTGTTGACCAACGGCTTGAGTTGGCTGAGTATTTGCTTGTCCACTTTGTTGCGGTGCTCCTGTAAATCCTGGTTCGCCTGGAGTTGGTGCGATTCCCGTTCCTATTGTTCCACCACCTGCTCCAGTGGGGTCCATTGGATTTGCTCCTGCTGGAGCTTGTCCTTGTGATGCTGCTTGACCTTGAAACTCTTTCATTAGTTCCGCTTGAATAGCAGCTTCATCCATATTATTAGTTACCTTATCTGGGTCTAAGTCCATAGATTTAGCAATCTCTCTGATAACGTACTGAAACTTAGCAAAAGGTGCTAAAGCAGGATTAGAGGCAACTTGTAAAAACTGCATAAGTCTCTGACTTCTTACTTCATTAGCCATAAGACTTTCTGTCCCACGTGCCTTAACCTCTAAATCTCCACGTATATCTGGATTAAAATTAAACTGCATATTAAATCTAAACAACCCTTCACCTAAAGGTTTAAGTAAATAATCATCTACATTTTTTATAACAGTTTTGACACTACCTGAAGCAGCATTCATTAGCATAGATATACCTGAAGCCGTTCTTCCTACTCCTGTAACACCTGTTTGCCCGTGAGAAAAAGAAGGTAAACCTGTGCTCTCATCAGCAAGCTGTCTAGCTTTATCAAACAATTGTAGATTTTCTCCGGATACATTTGGAAACTTTGTACCAAAAATAGCCTGACCTGGTGCACCACCCTGTCTTCTAAACACTTTTCCTGGGTAGACAGATAAGTCTTGTCCTGGAACTAGATTAGTCTCATCCACTTCTATTAATAAGTTTCCTGATAAAACAGCATTATCAACTGCCATTCTCATAAAACCATTCATAAGAGTTTGTGTATCATCCATGTTTTCGGCTAAACCTACACCAAAAAAGGAGTAAGGGTTTAACTCATATGGAGCAGCCATGTAGGGTATCTTTGCAGGTTTAAATGGATTAAGAACCATTCTTATCAGTTTTCCGTTACACACCCAAATGTTAGCTTGTAGTTCATCATACTTTTTTAGTTCTTTTGGTATTTCTACCTCATTCTCTTCAAGCATTTCAACATCACACATACCCCAATACTCAAGAACCTCAAATCTATCTATTCCATGTTCAGGTGCATAGTCAGACAAATCATCTTCCCAATATTTTTTATCATAAGACTCGCCTTCTTGTATAACCTCATCAATTATATTTCCACGAAAATAAGGTCTCTTTTTCAAGGCACGTAATTGTGTCCTTGACATCTTATGTCTTTCAACAACATATTGTGCTTCATCCATGTTAGCTGCATCAGGGTCAGGATAAAAGTTCCAAACAGAAACATGAGATGTAGATGGTACAGTTTTAAACACAGGGCTGTATTCGCCTTCTTCATCCCAATTAGGATACTCTTTGTCTACAGCAAAAGGACCTTTCATAACACCTGTACCAAACAAAGCCATTTCAAATGCTGTACTTCTTAATTGTTTACTAGCATTTGATTCTTGTAATTGGTCCATGATTTGCTTTTCCATATTCTTGGCTGCAATCATAGCAGGACTAAGTGTGATAGCTGTAGGTGTTTTACCTACCCCTTCTTCCAGCCCTTCAATGCCTTCCAACTTGTCTTTAAGAGGTCCAAGCCTTTCAACCAAATCTTTTTCAGTAGCTCCTGGAGGTAGTTCTTGTCCGTCACCTTCGTAACCATATGGGCTATCCATTTCTTCACTTTGTCGTAATTCTTCTGGCATTTTAGGGTCAAAGTTAACATCTGCTGTGACACCTTCTGGTAACACTGTTGGCTCAACGCTAATAGGAAACTTGTTACCTGCAAATAGTACATCAACAATTTGTCCATAAGCTGCGAGAGTTTTGGTTTTAGTAACTTTGATAAACACTCTTGACTTTTCTGCTTCAGTAAATTGAACATCACTTCCGTATAACCCCCTATAGTTTCTATATGACCTCAACCAACGCTCTTCATCGTTGTAACGATAATCTTCTGCACGTTGATATCTTTCCATAACAAAAGGTATAATACCGTTTACACCTACATCACTAATTATAGATTCTTCTGCATCTTCTAGTGCTACAGAATCCTCATCTAGTATTATTTCATCTTGTTCTGCCATATTATATCCTTAATATCCAAATGTAGAATCTGCCATTGGCATACTACTACTAGGTCTGCCCATTGGGTCATAGTCAAATATACTAAATCTTGGTCTTGACATTATCCCATATCGTAGTGCATCATATAAGTGGTCTTCTGCTCTTGTATCCACATCTTCCGGGTTCTTTTTATCTAAAGGAATAGATGGCAATTGTGAGACCATATTAGTACACGTATTAAAAAAAACTAGTCTAGGTTGTTCTGTAAACTCGTCTACCTGTAATCTTCTGTGTATTTCGTTTTTACCTGATACACGACTACCTTTACTTCTATCTGAAGGTCTCCAACGACAGCCTTTCATAATCATCTGTTCAGCCAAAGAAGGACCAGTATCGCCACGCTTGTGCCAAAGAGAGCTATCCAAAACCCCATACTTAATATTTCCATCATCGGCTTCTGCATCCAATATCATATCTGCCAAATCTGTGGCAAGGACTTTACTACAATACAACTCTCTATATACAATAATCTGCTCGTCTGGAGAAACAGCAAACCACAACACACCACTATAAGAGCCGTAACCATAATCACATGCACGAAATTTAACCCAATTTCTTGGAATTGAAAAAGGCTCAACAACGTGAATATTCCTATCAAACTCAGTAAAAGCAGCACCTTCTTTAATATCCCAATCACCTTCAAGCAACTGCTTACGTTGGTGTTCAGGTAAGGAAAGAAGCATTGCTTCATAGTCACCTTGGTCTGCGAGATATGGGTTGTCCGATAATCTAGCAGGGATAAATCTTCTCTTAAATAACGCTTGTCCTGCTTTACTGTGTCCTTTGGGATAGGAAAGGACATTACCTGACTCAATATCTGTGGCATCAAATTGTTTTCCGTATGGTGCAGGGTCAATGAACATTTTCTTGACCCACTGATGTCCCGGACCTCCGGGGTTAGTTGTTGCTCTCATATACACAGGTAAATCATGTGCAGTAGAACGCAAACGTGAACGCATATAGTTCCAAGCATACGGAGTAGACCACTGGGTTAATTCGTCAAACCCTATCCAACTAAATGCCAAACCTTGATAACGAAGTACATCATCATCTCGGTCTAAGTATGACATCCATAACCTTGCACCTGATGGTGCTTCCCATTGCATCTTTCTTTCTGACCACTTAATACCCTTCCATATTTGAGGATACATTTCCTTAGATTTAAATATAAGTTCTCTAAGTTCTTCGGTTGTGTGTCGCAGTAGCAACCCACTAAATGATGGATGACCCATGTAACGTAAAGGGTCTGCAAGCATGGCATATGATTTACCACCTCCTGCTGAACCACCATATAACACTTCTCTTTCACCTGCAGCAAGAAACTCTGTCTGTGGTCCTGCGTTTGGCTTGAAGATTATATTCTGTTCTTCTACAGGTACTGCTTCTACATCTGCAATTTCTTGTATTTTAGGCTTTTGCTCCTGTTCTGCCTTCTTCAATCTCTTTCGCTTTTTGGATTGCTTTCTCGGCATACTCGGACCATTTTCTAAGAGTTCTAGCTTTGTTCTTACGTTGTTGCTCATGCATTAACCTTTTCCTTAACCCAACGTGTGAAATAACTCTGTTTGTTTTTGTAGTCAACCAATTAGCTACTTCACGATAAGAATACTGTTTTACATACTTTCTTGCTATTTCTATAGCTTCAAGTTCATAGGGTATTGGGTCAAGTAAATCAGGGTCTTCTTCATTTATTTTATATCCAAAAGGAACAGTTCTAGCTATTCTAGGTATCTGCACCCATTCTTTTTGTTCTTCATCTTTTAAATCTGTTGGTTGTGGTAGCTTCCACTTACCTACACTTCTATCCATCGTTCTTCGGTGGCAAGAGCATAACACCACCTGTGCTTTCTACTTGCATCTTTTCAGTCTTTACTAAACCTGTTCTATCTAGTAATTCTTTTGCTGCTGCCATCTTATCTCTAATACCTAGCTCTGTAGGGTCATATAAGCCTCCTACCATAGCCATTGCTGCTTTAGGTGCATTCCTACTCATAAAAAGCTGTGTAGCCTCTAGAATCTCATCTTTCAGCGATTTAACGATATCTGTAGTACTAGAGCTTTCAGAATAACCTGCTAATTTCTTAGCTGCTACTACATCACCACCTGCTTCGTCAAATAGAACAGCTAAAAATTTCTGCTGTCTTTCAGTAAGTTCTCTACTCATGCGGGTATTTCCTTGACTATCTGTTTTTCAACACGGTCTATTAAACGCTGTGCTCTATTAGTTGTTTGACGAAACCATCTGCTGTCTTGCATTTCGTCTGCCATTCTCGCCCAATCCAAATCTTCTACAGCAGCAATCATATTTTTAAATTTGGATAAACGAGGTCTGCCTAATTGAAAACACATATTAGCTAATACATGTTGTATGTCTTCAGGCAGATTATCAAATTGCGAAAACAATAGGTTACAATCTTTTATAGTTGTTTCTATGTCTTTCGCAAACCAATCATCAACTTGTTCGTTTGGAATTTTTGTGCCCATCGGCTGTTCATAGTACTCTTCATCCCATTCGGTAATTAGGTGTCCAATACCCCCTGTAGGATATCCTTCTGAACATCTGTATGTTTCATATCTAACACCTTCATCATCTGCTATTTCATTCTGTAGTTTTATTAAATTCATTAATTACTTACTTTCCTTGATGTTGTACTAATCATGTGTTCTAGGTGACTT